TACACAACACAGAAAGTTGTACTACCACCTGTAGGTACATCACCAAAAGAAAAACTACACGATGTTATACATGCAAAAATAAATGGACCTAAGGCTACCAGTGATGCTGCATTTAAAACTGGATCAGTATTAATTGAAGGTGACTATGCATACTTTAAGTTTGAAAAATTTTATGACAAACTAAAAGCAAAGAACTGGAAATACAGTGAAGATAAAACAGGACGTATGATGCAGATTACATACCAGGATTGTGAGATAGAATTTTTAGAACAGAAAAGATATCCATCAAAGAAAGCCGGTGAATATAATTCATCAACAAAAAATATAATACAGATCAATATAAAAACTTTTGAGGAAGTACCTATACATCACACTAAGACAAAACATAAGACGGATATACTATGATCAGTAGAAAATTATTCGGGCCTCCGGGAACGGGGAAAACAACTAAACTATTAAAGTATGTTAAAACATTTTTAAAACTAGGTACACCTGTAGATAAGATAGGATACTTTGCGTTTACAAAAAAAGCTGCAAACGAAGCTGTCGATAGAATGTTAGACTACCACACAGCATTTCAGAAAAAAGATCTAAAACATTTTAGAACACTACACTCTTTAGCATTTACTCAATTGGGTATGAAGAAAGCTCAGGTTATGCAAGACGAACACTACGAAGATATTGGTAGGACCCTTGGTATTGAAGTTACGGTTTACTCTCGTGGTGAAGAGAACACGGGTTTTATAAATTCTGATAGTGAATATTTTAATTTAATAAATGCAGCTAGAATAAAAAATATAACTGCAGAAGAAGAGTACAATACAGATATGTATTCACAGGATATGGATAAAAGATTATTACAAATAATCTCTGACGAAGTAGATAACTACAAGCAATCCTATGGTTTGATAGATTTTACAGATATGATTGAGAAATTTATTGTGTCCGGATTGTGTCCAAAATATGATGTAGCTTTTATTGATGAGGCACAGGATTTATCACCGATACAGTGGAAAATGTTTGATATTATCAAGAAAAACAGCAAATATGTTATACTAGCAGGCGATGATGATCAAGCAATTTATGGTTGGGCGGGTGCAGATGTAAAAAAATTTCAGCAAGAAGTTTCAAAGAAGGACATAATTTTGCCACAATCCTACAGGGTTCCACAACTTGTACAAAGTCTTGCAGACAATATTCTAAAACAGATACCAGACGATAGAAGAGTACAAAAAAGTTGGAGAGCTAGAGAGGAAGAAGGCACTGTAAATTATATCTATAGCACAGAAGATGCACCACTTGATCAGGGAACATGGTTAGTATTAGCAAGATACAATGATAAATTAAATAGACTCAAACCTACACTAAAAGAACGCGGTATTTATTTTGAGTTTCAAGATCGTAAAAGTTACAAGATAACTTTATTTAAAACAATTTTAAATTACACACGTTGGACCAAAGGAGATGATCTATCTCTAGCAGAAGTAAAAGATATATTTGAATACACCGGAACAGATACGGAAATTACAGAAGAAAGAATGTATGATTTAACTGAATTTGGGTTCAGTAAGGATACACCATGGTACGATGTATTTCAATCAGACTATGAAGAATGTTTATACATAAGAGAAATGTTAAGTAATGGGGAAGAATTAAATAAACTTCCTAGAGTAAAATTATCTACAATACACTCAGCAAAAGGCGGAGAAGCTGACAATGTATTGTTAATGTTAGATAATACTAAAACAATTCGAGACTCTGTAGAAAAGAGTCCGGACAAACAAGACGAAGAACATAGAGTTTGGTACGTTGGAGTAACACGTACAAAACAAAATCTTTATGTAATGTCAGCAAAAAAGGAGGATCAAGGTTATGACATCGAAGGACTTATTTAATGAAGCGTTTCCACAAGATAAACAAATTGGAGGATCTCATTATAAAAATTTTTATATTCAACCCTATGAATTTATTTCAAAAAATAATTTATCGTTCTTTCAAGGATGTGTTGTGAAATATGTTTGTAGATATTTACACAAGAATGGTATAGAAGATTTAGAGAAGATCAAACATTATTGTGAACTAGAAATTAAAAAGATGAAAGATGCCAAAAAAATCAAAAATAAATAAAACTATTGTAGTAGATAAAAAATATAAATTTGATTTAGAAATTTATCCAAGGTTGGTTAGTTGGGAGATATTTCCAAAAGATCACCATGCTTCTTTGTATGCTTTTTCAAACAAAGAAGAATTAAATAAATTAATAGAAGATAAATATATTTATGAAAAAAGAAAAAGGTAGACAATGGGATGGTATATCCAGACCATCTGATAATAATTATAGAAAAAACTTTGATAGGATATTTAAAACTAATCCTGTTGCAAAAGAAGTTAGAACATCAAAATTTAAATCACAAGTAATAGAAGATAAAACTAAATATAATAGAAAAAAATTAAGGGAGGAAGAAAACGAATGAAGATACCTAGATTTGAAGCACCTACCGAATGGTTAAAGCCTACAGAATTTCCTGACCTACGTCATGTAGATGAAATAGCAATTGACTTAGAGACAAAAGATCCAGACCTAATTAAAAAAGGATCTGGTTCTGTTATCGGTAATGGTGATGTTATAGGTATTGCAGTTGCAACCAGTCATTACAAAGGATACTTCCCAATTGCTCACGAAGGTGGTGGTAATATGGATAGAACTAAAGTTTTATCATGGCTCAAAGATGTACTTGAAGCACCATCAACAAAAGTTTTTCACAATGCAATCTATGATGTCTGTTGGTTAAGAGCATTAGGTTTTAAAATAAATGGTAACATAGCCTGCACAATGATAGCGGCAGCTGTGACTAATGAAAATAGATTTAGATACGATTTAAATAGTTTATCATGGCACTATCTTGGTTATGGTAAAAACGAATCTGCACTTGCAGAAGCTGCAGCAGAATGGGGAATCAATCCTAAATCAGAAATGTATAAATTACCATCAATGCATGTTGGTGCGTACGCTGAACGTGACGCTGAAGTAACTTTAGGACTTTGGCAAGAGATGAAAAAAGAAATTATTAATCAAGACTTAGAAGATATATTTGACCTGGAGTCTGATTTGTTTCCATGTCTTGTTGACATGAGATTCAAAGGTGTACGAGTAGATGTGGAACGTGCACACAAAATGAAAAAAGAATTTAAGAAAGCAGAACAGGAGCTATTACATAAGATAAAAGGAGAGACAAATATTGATACTCAAATTTGGGCAGCAAGATCTGTTGCAGAAGTTTTTGATATGTTAAGATTAGAGTACCCAAGAACAGATAAAACAGAGGCACCTTCTTTTACAAAAAACTTTTTACAAGAACATGAGCACCCTGTTGTTAATATGATTGCACAAGCAAGAGAGATCAACAAAGCACACACAACTTTTCTAGATTCTATTATAAGTTATGAACACAAAGGTAGAATACACGCAGAGATAAATCAGTTACGTAATGCAGGTGGTGGTACGGTTACAGGAAGATTCTCTTATCAGAATCCTAACCTACAACAGATTCCAGCACGTAATAAAGACCTTGGACCTAAGATAAGGTCGTTATTTATACCCGAGGAGGGCCATACATGGGGTTGTTTTGACTATTCTCAGCAAGAGCCTAGGCTGGTAGTGCATTATGCATCTTTATACAAATTACCGTCTGTATATGATGTGATAGATGCTTATACAAACGACTCTAGCGCAGACTTTCACCAGACCGTAGCAGATATGGCTGATATACCTAGAACACAGGCTAAAACTATTAACTTAGGACTATTCTATGGCATGGGTAAAGGTAAATTACAGGCAGAATTAGGGGTAACAAAGGACAAAGCTGCTGACCTATTTAATACATACCATTCACGTGTACCATTTGTAAAACAACTGATGGACAAAGCATCTAACAGAGCACAGGACCGTGGACAAATCCGTACATTGCTGGGACGACTATGCAGGTTTCACCTATGGGAACCTAACAGTTTCGGTATGCATAAAGCTATGACTCACGAAGATGCGTTAGCGGAACACGGACCGGGGATCAAGCGAGCTTACACATACAAAGCTTTAAATAAATTAATTCAAGGTAGTGCAGCTGACATGACTAAAAAAGCAATGTTAGAATTATACAAAGAAGGAATTATACCACACATACAAGTACATGATGAACTAGATATATCTGTTCAAGATGAAGCACACGCTAAAAAGATCGTTGAAATTATGGAACACGCTGTTACACTAGAAGTCCCTAATAAAGTTGACTATGAGTATGGTGATAACTGGGGTGAAATACATGATTAACTATGGCTTATTTAAATGCAAACATACCAGCGACCTATGCACAAATAAGAAGAGAGTATTTATATGATTGTAAAAAACATCATGGAGAAGTTGAAGACTGCATTATCTTTGGTCTTAGCGCTCTTACAGGTCGTAGTATACTCTTCCATGCTATTATGGAAAACGGTGCAATATTTTATCGCTTACCAATTAGCGCGTTTATTCAAAAGGGATTT